GTTTGTGGCATGGGTCTAGCCTGAACACCGTAGAGCAGTGGGGACAAGGTAGTCTATATACGGACAAAAGCAGGGCTAAGCCTGACCATGATGTATTGAAGAAGGCTACCACTGACGGTATTACCAAGTGTCTGAGTTACCTGGGATTCAATGCAGACGTATTTACTGGGAAGTTTGACGATAATAAGTATGTTCAGCAGATGAATAATGAGTTCTCACAGATAAATCCTGAGCCTGTTAACCAACAGAAGGTGAATAATGCCGTTGTTTTCTTCAAGGCTAGGATTGACGAGGATTGTCCAGAGGAAACCCATAAGCTGATCAAGTCTCATTTCAAGACACTGAGCAATGATGAGAAAATCGCCGTAGCTGACTCGATGACCGACAAAGCACCTAAAAGCAATAAGATGTATAAATCTTTACTGAAAGACCACTTAAATTACAAACCAGGAGAATAATGATGGCGCGTGGCATAAACAAAGTTATTTTGATTGGCAACCTGGGGCAGGATCCCGAAGTAAAATATACGCCCAATGGCGGTGCGGTAACGAATGTCACTGTGGCGACATCGGAAAGCTGGAAGGATAAAAGTACCGGTGAGCAAAAAGAAAATACCGAATGGCACCGGGTGGTGTTTTTCCGTCGCCTCGCTGAGATAGTTGGCGAGTATTTGAAGAAAGGTTCAAAAGTCTACATCGAAGGTAAATTGCAAACCCGCAAATGGCAGGATAAGGATGGCAATGACCGCTACACTACAGAAATTGTAGCTAATGATATGCAGATGCTTGACTCAAGAGGCTCAAGCGCAGGGCAAAACGATCCAAGCCAACATGCGAGCGGCAACCGTAATGAAGATAACCCAACGTACCAACAGGATGCCCACAATACAGCGAAGTCAAACGGGCATCAGAAGGACGAAGACCCTTTTGATGGAGGGGATTTAATTCCTTTTTGAATGGGATATTTGCAATATTCCGTACTAAGCATATAATACAGCCAAGGAGGGCTTAATATGCTGAAGAAATGTAAAGATTGCGGCAGCGAAAAAGATAATTCAGAATTTTATGGTGTGCAGAATGAATGCAAGGAGTGCACTAAAGCGAGAGTCAGAAACTATAGGAAAAACAATCTTGAAAAAGTGAAGGAATACGACAGGAATAGACCAAACGCAAAAGAAAGAAATGAGCGATTCAAAGCCGCACATGCTGAAAGGATGAAAGATCCTGAGTATAGAGAGAAAGTAAATAGTCAGCACAAGAAATGGGCTAAAGAAAATGTTGTAAAACGAGCAGCCCATATCATTACAGGCCATAGAATAAGGGATGGCGGGTTAGTAAAAGAGCCTTGCGAGGTTTGTGGAGAGTTAAAAGTTGATGCCCATCACGATGATTACGAAAAGCCGCTAGAGGTTAGATGGCTATGCAGAAAGCATCATGCAGAGCATCACAAGAATGAAAGAGAGAAGTTGAGATAATTTCAAGGTTTCCCATCGGTTGTGCCAGTACAGCCGGTGGGCTTTTTTAAGGGAGATAGGTTATGAATGAAAAGAAAGTGAGAGAAGCATTAGAGCAGGTAAACCAGACATGGCCCAAGGATAGCCAAGTAATTTCTGATGCTGTTGAGAAGGTCAGAAGCGCGCTTGAGAAAGCCCTAGCACCAGAGCCACGCTTTTATAAAGGCCAGCCAGTGCTGGTGAAGGATCATGACGACGACGAGTGGCTGCACGAGATACTTGTGTCAATAGGCAGAGACCCTTTTTTTCCATACCAAACTATTGATGCCAAATGGAAACAATGCAAGCCCGACCCTGATGCCCCTAGCTATATCAATTGGTTTGAGCATGATGGTGGTGATTGCCCTGTAGATGGGGATGAAATCGTGTTTGTGATTTATAGCAATGGTGTGCTGCAATTCGGCGGAGTAGGAGTAGAGGCAAAAAATAGATATTGGAGAAATGTAGTCCGATACGCCATCATCCCCCTGCCTGAATTTATCGGAGGTGACTCTTGTTAATACTAAGCAGAGTAGCAAGGGCAGGCAAGGATGAAACGGTTTATACCATCCCGGCAGGCACCGTGATACCACCGGCAGGTCTTGAGATACGCAATAAGGTCTTATCTGTTACCGGTGGCCAGGTAAGGATGGGCCATACCGTACCCGATGAGGTAAGGGTGTTGAGAGGTGAGCTGGATTTAGACAACAGGGGGAATAAATAGATGGGATATCTACTCATATTAGCCTGCCTATGGGGTGGATGGATGATATTAAAGGACTTTATGGAGTGGCGTTATACCGTTAAGGCTATGTCATGTAAGGAGTGGGGGTGATGGAGCAAGCCCTAGCTAAATCACAGGAGAAACAGGAGAGCGACCAATGAGTGAAATTAACTACGACGGCACACGCAAAAAAGCTTTAATAGATAGAGTATTTGTCGATTTGCAGATTCTTGAAAACAGAAACGCATATGCCTCGAAAGCAAAGGCTTCAGATATGATGACGCATGTTTCAACGAAACACTATAGAGATGTTCTTGTGTTTGCATTATCACAGCAACCCCGCATCCAACACCTAGAACAAGTGAATAGTGAGCTGGTGGAGGCATTGGATCAAATAGTAAATCGTGATGTTTACAGCTATCTACCACGCAAAGAAGGCGTACAGGTAAATATCAGCTTTGATGATTTAGAGGCATATCGTTGCATAATCAAGCAAACCCTAGCTAAATCACAGGAGAAACAGGATGACGCCATTCTCCCAGCAGATAAGTGATTACTTGAAGTTGATCAGACAACGCGAGCTTGAGCGGTACGCATTAATCCAGAGTGCTTTTGATAAATCACAGGAGAAACAGGATGGAGACTAAATTTACACCGGGGAAGTGGGAGGTTAATTGGTATCCCGATGCTGATGGAGAAGTAAATTATTACGGTATTGGTGAGAGGTACGACGACAGCAAAGCACAAGCCAATGCGCACTTAATAGCAGCCTCTCCTGAGATGTATGCATATCTGGATAAAATAGCAAAGAGTGAAACGGTCTGGTGCATCTCAGATATTGAAGAACTATTAGCACTAGCGCGTGGAGAGGAGAGCAACCAATGAGTGAAAAATTAAACCTTGAGGACATAATGTATCCAAGAGATATTTTCGATGCATTGATAGAAGGAAATAGTCCTTACGCTTTTTATATTTTCCAATGGATTCCTTATCAAACAGATGCAAAACGGTGGAGATTAAAACTGCTTCATGATGTTAAAACCTTCGATGGACGTGAGGCTTTTGGAATCTGGCCAAATGCAAATAACTTCGGCCCATTTAAGGATGACGAGGTTGAATATATACGAATTAGTAAGAAACAATTTGGAGCTAAATGGGAAGACCTTAGAGGGAAAACCAATGAGTGAAGGGAGTGGTGAGGGATGAAAATATTATCGATACTAGCAAAAATACTGGTGAGTATATTGTTGCTCTCTGTTGGAGTGTGGGCATTTAGCCACCAAAGCAGCGCTGCATTTGAGATGGGGTTATTCCTATGTTTTGCAGGTTTGTTTCATTGGATCTTTTGGCCTACCCCCAAAGCGGAGGGATGAAGGGTGAAAGAAATGTCTGAAGATGAGATCAATAAATATAATGAAAACCCAAATATTTTATTGACGATTGCTGGCAAACCTTATCGGTGCGAGTGCGGGTGCAACGTTTTTCACCATCCAGATATAGATGCTGATGTTTATGCATGTAATGCATGTGAAAGAAGTTTCGAAGCAACATAACCCCAAAGCGGAGGAATGAGTAAAAATGGAAAACCTAAAATATGTGGCAGTTTATATTGGGATCGTCTTAGTGATATGGGGGGTAGGGACTATGTTTGCCAGCTCCGTCAGTGATTATGTAGTGATCAATCCAAAAGATGACGTTGAGTGTGTTGTAGTAAGTCGTATGTTTAATACTAGCGTAGATTGTTGGAGACAGTTATAGCCACAAAGCGGAGGGATGAAGGATGACATACATAGAACATAAACTTTGTGAGTGCAGAAATTGCAAACATAAACAATATGTTTCATATACCAATGGTAATAGACCCTTATCAGATAGGGCATGCGCCACATGTAATGAATGTGGGTTTAAATCAGTCTGGTGCGGGGTTGATTGGGATAAGCTATTTACTGAAGTGCAAACACCAGATAACCCAAAAGTGGATGGATAATTAGCCTTTATACTTCTTGCCGCCATACCATGCTTGCCCGTTCTTCACATGGACTAGCTCATGATGTAGTTCATCACCATCGATATGGAGGACAACAAAGCCTGATTGCCAATCTAGTGGGTTCGATTCCGTATAAACGTACTGACCACCCTCAACAGGATCAGACAGGGTTCCGCCCTCAATTCCTACATGCTCACCGACATAGTTGGATACTGTCCTGGCGGTTAATCTGTGGGTGTGACCGGTGACAATATTCGTCCCTGCTGTCTTAGCGTTATTATAGGCCGCCCCGGTGCCGCCTTTTAGCCTATGTTTAACTACCGTGTGGTCGTTTAGCACCACGGCCCAGGCGGTGTCCCAATTTGGGATATGATCCTCTAAAGATGCCCCGTGGATGTCTTTGTATTGTGGTGCGTGTTTGGCTAAATAGGTCTCATATCTTAAACAGTGGTTGCCGATTGTCCGAATAAGCTTTGATTTAGGTGATGCTTCCTGGATCTCGCCAAGTCTTAGCTGGATAGTCTCAATTTCATCTGCAAGGCTTGGCCCCTCTTCCCACATAATCTTCGGGTGGGTGGATATAGAATATCCGTCTAATAAATCACCGTTTCCGATAATGACTTTTGGCTGTATATCTTTAGCTATTTTTAGAAGGATTTGATGTGCAGCAGTGATGTGCCCGGGCCAGTAGTGGCAATCTGAGAACACAATGGCCGTATAAGGCCGCTTAAAGGCTATAGAGAGCGAATCCCTTGGTATCCTTAGCTTGGACTTACTTGGATGCAAAGGCCCGTATACAGGCTCTAAACGCGTCATGCGCCGCCTTACCTCTCTTTCACACCCTCCGATTTTATTGGCTATCTCCAGACATGTTTTGGATGAACGGCATATCTGAACGAACTTCTCATCAGGGACTAAAGGCGCGGGCATTTGTGCATTATCCATTTGATTAGATTAGGGTTCTCAATCATCAGGGCATAAATACCACCACCTAGCCCCAAGACCTGTTCTTCGGTAAGGTCTAAACCCATTGTTTCTTCTATCGCGTGGACGCACTCGTGTATTATGGTGTCTCTTTGTTGTTGGGGATCTTGGTCTTCAAGAAATGTGATTTGACAGCTTTGTATATCCGTTAATCCTACGTTTTCTGAGTCTTCTAGCGGTGTACTGTCCTTAATGATTTTATAATACTTACCTAAAATTCTTATTCGCTTAGGTTCATTCACTTACATACCTCCATTGGTATGGAACTAGGTGTGTTGTATGGATTATTTACCCTTCCAACTCGCTATCCCTTTCTCAGCAGACCGGCCAACAACATATCCGCCCAAACCAATCTTTAATAGATCCCACATATCAGGCGGGATGCTCAAAACTGGTGCATCATTCCAGAATAATGATAGATAAGGGAATAGCAAATAGTTATTGACGATAATCAATACAAAACACAGCATAGTGATAGGTCGCCACGCAGAGACTAGAAAGTGCTCAGACTTCGCCTCAGCGACAATGATGTTCATTGCAGCATCCAGCTCCTTTAGATCACCGGCCTGCTGTAAGGCCATCAGCTTGGCTTGTGCTTCTGCTTTCTGTGTAGGGTCTGGGAAAATCTTATCAAGGATTTTACTACCTATGTCTAAAAGGGCTAAAGGGTTCATGGTTTCTCCAAGTGTTCTACGCGGATTTTCAATTCAGCCTGCCCAATAGCAAGTGAACTCAATGTTTCTTGCTCGTTTTTGTCATTCTCAACCAACTGACCGATTTGATACTGACTAACAGCAGTCGTGGCGATAAAGGTTATAAGCAACACCGCGGCCGGGATGAATTTAATGAGGTCTGAGGCGTTCATTTTTGACTAAGCCCGAAAATAGCTATGGCAATGGTTCCGATAATCACAAGACCGATAAACGCCCTTGCAAAGATACCTTTGGCCGATGACCAGGAACCGATCACCTCACGCATGGCGATATGGTCTTGGTAGTGCGCTTCAGGGTCAATCCAAAAACTATGCTGTGTGGACTGGACGCGCTCAACCATTGCGTCGGCTATTCTGTCGATCTCCGCTTGTTCTAAAGGCACGTTTTAATCCTCGATTAGCTGTACATGTGGCATATCCCAGCCGTAGATGGTGGGGCGTTTCCGTGGCCATAGGCCGCCCCATTCTAATTTGTGTCCGAGGATAGAAGCGGCCTGTAAGAACGCCGTAGCTACCTGTGATAAGTGTGCAGGCTCCCAGCTCGCCGCACCATTGATGTATGCGTAGAAGTCGAGAGCGTGGCCGCTCTGATGATTGCTTAGGGTATTATATCCGTCGGCTTTAGACGCCCCAGATTGGTACAGCTCGTGCTGGCGTTCTGCTGTGCGCAACCCTGAGTCCTGCCCGTGCCCGAAATCAATCAACGTTAGCTTAATAGCTAGGTCACTGATTTCTATTAGGCGTGGGTCCACCCCTTCCCGGTTCTTTTTTGATCTGTCGGATAGCTTGAAAATCATAACGACCTGTCGAACTCTAGCCGTCCACCCTCAAGGCGCACGGTTGCCAGTAACGCTAAAACCTTTTTCCAATTCTCAAGGGGTACAGTGTTATTTCCTGTCTTGGCTAAATATTCTTGCAGCGGGTTTGTCAATTCTTCGCCGATATACCACATGTAATTTTCAAGGTCTGAGGCATCATCACCTGTGTACATTCCTAACTCATCAAACCAGATGGGGGACATTTTCCCGACCATCTCCCAGCCCTCTGGAGTCCATGCGATCAGTGCGATAAAAGGGTGCACGCCTGGTGGTGTTCTGGTGTCTAATGCAGGCCAGAACCCTATCCCGAATTTAGTATCTCCAAGATAGAAGATAACCACCTCTGTTCCTTGATAGGTGTTCTTTCGGTTGACCTCATTCAGTGCATAGTCATCGATTGCTTTGAGGTGAAGGGATATATCATCCGCCTCAACATTAGCAGCATGGATAAATAGGAATGTACATACTAGTAATATTTTTAGCATCTTCGTCTAACCTCCTGATGGTTTTTTGCCTTTCTTGGCTTCTTCTGCGCGGACTGGTGTAAGAATAGTAAGTGCTGCCATTGCATCCATAGCGGCGATGACATTAGGGGATTCTAGGTCGATCTCACCCGCTGCATCAAACCGCTTCCAGAATAGTTCAACTGCTACATTCGTTTTCGCCTCAGTTAGTGAGGCTTGTAATTCTGCATCAGTGAATAACGAAAGAAAATCTGTCTTGGTAATAATCCCCGCTGCATGGTCAACAATAGGCCATTCGCCCGTATAGTCAACAAGAGTAACGTCCTGACCGTAATAAGGCCCGACAGCAAAGCTATCAACGAGCTTATTTGGCCCGAATGCCGACTGACCACCGTAAGCATCATAGTCAGGTTTACCATTAATAATTGGGAGCTTTACAATTCTCACGATAGGATATCCAAATTAGTTATGTTGTACTTGCTCAGTATCTCATCACGCCATGCTGCTAAAGATGCGCGGGTAAATCGTTTAGGCCCGTACAGGTTGCCGACACTGGTTAGCGTGCCGACTAGATATAATTCATCCTCCCAGTCTATGGCAGACAAAGCCACATTAGCCGCATGAGGGATGCCATCAACCATCGGCGTAGTCCACTGTCGATAGGTGTCACGGTTTGACAACGAAACTATCACCGCACCTGCTGACGTGTAATCGATTAACCCGATGGTCGAATAATCCCCTGCTCTAATCCCTACCCCCGCACCAAAGTGCAATGTATTTACAACCACATCACCCATTGTCTGCGCGGCCATATCAAATACTAACTTATACCCGCCATCGGATTGTTTTGACCATATTTCCCATGAGGCTGTTTCTGGGCTGTAGTATAAACGAGAGCATCCGTTAGCCGTTGAGGACGCCGCCCAGCTTGGTGCGGTAGCAAAGTCACTTGTCGGCTGGTCGTTAAACAAGAATGCCGCCACCCCCGCCTCTGTGATGGTGAATACCCGGTAAGTGTCTGGTGTAGTGGTTGTGTCCACGCCAATGGCATAAATTACCCCGCCATCCTCTTTTCCAAAGCCGCACCACTGGTTAAAAGTGCTGTCTAATGCTTCACAGTCTGCTTTGGATACAGTCCATTGAATAGAGCCTGATTGGTCATGGTAGGTAATGCTTCCCCCTGTCGTATCTGGAAGCGTGTAATAATCACCGTTCCTAACATGGCCTTTGACCACGCTTGCATCTTGTGATAGCTCGTAATTAACCACATTGTCGGATAGTGGTGTAGGGACTGGAAAACTGGTTGAAGTAAAAAAGTCTGTTGCATTGCTCATTATCTAGCCACCGTGCCTAATAGAATTAGTTTCCAAATATTACTCACAGAATCATAGTAGAACTGGAAAACACCGTTATCAATATCAAGCACCATTGAGCTATCACCAACTATCATGATATCAACCCCGTTGCCGTTTACGGTTACTGAAAACGTGCTCAAAAGGACATATGCATGGACTGTCACCTTATCACCTGACGTGGGGGATGCAGGCAGGTACATTGTTACAGCGCCCGCTGAATTATCCATGATGACATGTTCACCAGCACTAGCTATGTGGCCGTCATTCTGCCTGGATAATGACTGCTCAACCGCTGCCTGTAGATCGGTGATCTCATCATAGGCATGTTGGAAATTAGCCCTTACATCAGCCGTTAAAGCCGTGCCAGTGGTGGGCTTGGTTGGGTCTATGTTACTCGCCATCGGCTATCTCCGCTTCGGCAATACCTAAGCCTAAAGCTGTTGCTTTTTCTCTCAGCGAGTCAGCTATATATTTCACCTCGCTAGGGCGCGCCTTCCTCATTAACCTAGCGGCTAGCTTAGGATCAATCATGGCATCCACCATCAAATCCTGTATTTGTTCATCAGGTATTTTGTACATAAAGCTCAATGGCCTTAGCGCGGTTCTTAAGATAGGGCTTTCAATAGCTCGCTTGCCGATAACATCACCCAAAAGGCTGGCCATAGATAGATTTTGCACCGTATCTGATCCGATTGGTCTTCCTGCAGTTTGAGCTAAAGCGCCTAAATCAAGATCCTTTCCTACCTTATCAAGCTGTTTCATCTGCGCTTTTGTCATTACTTGAGCCAGCTCATCACGATTTTTAGTAACTACATTAGCCCACTTAGCAGGTGAGATAATCCGCTCACCCGTCAGTGTTGTTCCTGTGGTTTTTACTCTTTTAGCAATGTCCTGACCCATCTCAATCTGGTCAATGGGCTTGCTCAATTCTTTATATTTATTGAGATATTTCTCAAAATCAGGCGCTACTTTTTTGATTTGGTCATCAAGGCTATTTCTAATCCGTATCAACTCACGGCTGGCAAACTTAGCGGATTGCTGCTCTCCAGCAGCCCTACCGCCAAGCAAATCATTTATATGCTTTCTTACCTCATAAAGCGCGCCAACATCCGTCTCAATATTTCCTTGCTCATCAAAGAATTTGTCTCTGACATCACTCAAAGCATTTCTTACTAATGTTCTTTTAGATGTCTTCAATGAAGTGTCCAGCACCTTCAAGGCAGGGTTTGCATCGACCACGGCACCTTGTGATTTTGCTGACTCCAGGAACGGAAGCGCTGCGTCATCTCTTAAGGCAATAGCATCATCTAATGACTTCTGATCTTTAGCGATATTCCTTAATATATTAGACTTCGCCAAGTTTCGTTTAGCGAAGTTCTCAGTAAACCTATTTGCCGCTTTTGGGTCTAAGTTATTTAAGGTTTTTTCTGTGCGGGCTAATCCAAGATCTTTAGATACCTGCGCTGTCGTTAATTTTGATCCTGGAATTAACTCATCAGCCCCCTCAAGTCTTTGGATTGTTCTAGCTCGACTTGTAGATAAATCAGACAATGTTTTACCGACAATCTTTTCTTTGCCGGTTTTAGTGAATGGCTCAACCAGCCCCCTCGCGGTTCTTGCTAAAGTCCCTGGAGCCTTAGCAACAGGAATGGCCGCTAAAGGTGCGACAAGACCGCCAGTAATCCCTAAAGCTGTTTGCGCCATCGGTGAAAGTCCAGCCTCTTGTGCTGCTGTCTGTGCAGCGCCCGCCCCCGTTGCTGCAAGCGCTTGAGTGCCTGGAGCCGCCGTCAGCATCCGGCTAACTGCAGGAGCCGCCTGAGCTAATGCTTTACCCGCGCCTATAACACCAGCACCGCCGACGAGAGGCTCACCCACCCCGGCCACAAATCGCTCTGCCGCTGTTTCAGGGGAAGGGACTCCACCCCGTGTTAATAGTTCTGATACTGTCGCCTGTGGGCCTAGATTAACGCCAGGGATAGCTTCAACACCAGCCATCACGCCTCTTGAGATCATTTCTGGTAAAGCGGTTATGCCCTGCACACCTATTCTTCCAAGAAGCCCCATTTGTCTATGAACTTCTTCAGATGGCCCAGGCATTAATTGACTCATCACCTGCTCTGGAGAGGTCGGCAAAGATGGGGGGGTAGCTGGCGCTGTAGCTGGGCGCTGACTTGCTAGATACTCTTGAATCTCAGCATCACTATAGCCCGCTTGTCTTGCCGCCTCTACATTAAAAGCCATTACTATTCCTCAAATGAAGACAACGGTGGCCGTCCACCCGTAGCTGGTAGCGGCGTTCTTGGGTCTGGAATGTCATTACCGTAGATTACTTTTGCCCTATTTCTGGCAGATTCGATCTTCCTTTCAACCAAGTCAATCTGTGACAACAATGCGTCAGGCCCTGACACTGACTGCAATGCGATAGCCCTAGGTGAAGTCGGGTCAATAATCAAGTTCTGCATGATCTCCAAATCAGGCCCATTCAACACACCAAGATTATAAAGCTCCTTCATCTCAAGCAAAAGATCAGTGTAAGCAGTCCTTAGCTCTGTATGCTCTTTTCCGGGAAGTACAGTTGGCCCAATTTTTGTTAATAATTCTCGATACCCACTAACTGATTGCTCAACCTGCCCTATTTTTGCGGTTGATTCATTTAGTTTCTTGCTTCTGTCTGCAAATGTTTTAATCTTGGGATCGGCTGGGCTTCCAGGAATTGGAACAACCCCTGTCTTAGTAATAGGGTTATCCCACATATAGTTGGTCGGTAAGTCCGGCGATTGATTGATTTGAACAGACGGCCTAGAAAGGATATCCAGGCCAATCTTTTGGCCTTCTTTTGTCTTCAAGTCAACGCCGAATGCCGCAAGATTCTGCTGTAGCGTTGTTGGCTTCTGCTCATCAGGCGCAACCTTTTTGGTAATGGCTGCTGATATATCTTTTTGCAAGGCAGGAATCCCAAGCCCCGGCATAAGTCCGGCAACGCCAGGGAACTGACCTGTAAATTGCTCTTCAGCCTGCTGCTGCTGCGCTAGCTGCCGTTGCTGTTCCAGCATTTCCAAAGCCTGCACACTAGCCTGTCCAGGCTGAAGCGTCTGTAAAGCTAGCGCCTGCTCTGGTGATATGGTCGGCCTTTGACCAAAGTCTAGCCCACCCGCCATTGTGGACTGGGGGATACCGGGCAACATGCCGGAGATCATCTCTTGCTGGGCTTGTCGTTGGCGATCAAGCTCATCTAGAGCCTGTTGTTCTTTCCTGCGCCTAGATAAATCTAATCCAAAAGTAATAGGCATTTTATAGTCCTATATTCAATCCAACTTGCGAAAGCAATCCAGGTTGCGCACCACGATCGCCACCACCCTGCATAATTGGCCCGCCAAGAATGTCTCTAAACTGAGATAGTTGCTCAAACGGCGCTAGACGCTGCTCACGGCCCACCTGAGACATTATCTGACTTGGCAGTAGTCCAAGTGCCGCTGTTTGTGGAGCCGCTTGTAAGCCGCCCAACATGCCCTGTAAGCCTTGTCCGTACCCTCTTGAGAATATGTCTGCAGATACGTCACCGATTTGCTGTAAAGCACCTCGTTTAGCAATACCTTCTGCAATGCCGTGTCGAGAGCTTCCAAACTGTCCAGCGCCGATAGCCTCTCTACCAATGCCTGGTAATTCCATCTCTTGTAGGGCTTGCATGATTGGCCTAGATGCCGCCTGCGCGGTCTGCGCAAGGAAAGGATTAGTCTCTGGTGATAGTAGTTCTGGAGAGGCTAGGAACTGCCCTGCCTGTTGAGCACCGGTTATAAACGGGCTTAACCCTTGAGCAGCCGCCAGTGTCCCGGCCTGCCCTTGTCGTTCTAATGGGCTTAAAGGCGCACCCTGTGAGAACTGTTGCGCTCGGCTAAACAAGTCCTCGAAAAATGGCTGTTGGAAGCCTGCAACACCGGTGGGGTCTTTCTTGCTCGGTGATCCGAAAAGAAATGAACCCGCTTTTTCAAATATGTTAGCCATGTTTTATCCTAATTTAACGTAAGCTGAGCCATTGTAATAATAAATACCTTTACCGCTACCGGCGGCGAAGTTCGTGCCGTCTGCGTTTACTACATCACCATCTCTCGGCTTCGCTAATTGGACGTTTTGCTCTACAAGGTTTATTGTATCAAATTCCGGCGCACTAATCGCCTCCGCAATGCGTACAAGCTCTGCTGTCACCGCCCTTGCAAGGTCTTCAAGCGAGGTATCTGGAAGCTCTGAAGGTGAATACATTAGCGCCTCCCCACTACGTCTAGATCAAGGTCAAAGCCGTGTAGCTTCCACCTTGCATCTGTGGTTGATTCAAATTTAATAGCGTGAATTCTTGCGGTTGATCGTGTATCTATCTTCCTATCCGTGCCAATCACGAAAGGCTGCGCGTCACCATAGGTCACTGTCCCGCCGATAACGTCTTGAGTGCCTAGATATACGTTGACCGTCCCCGTACCTGAAAAGCTAGGGTAGATTCGTTTAATACGTTTTACAGAGTCATAGTCCACTTTAGCCTGACCATCTCTACCCCGCCCAACAATGGCTAAACCCTGTCTTTCGAGGGTTGCCGTCATATTTACACCGTTGAATTGATTGGTTGCATCATTCTCATAGAGCTTTGTATCGGACGTGCCTGCCATTAACATGGCTCGTTTAGTTGGAGAGTAAGCAACCGTATCCCATACGCTAAGGTCTGAATCCCATGTGTCAGAGTCAACATCCCAGACACTTGATACTGTGGAATCAACAACGTCAAACTTAATATCCATCGCCCCGGGTAAATCACGATAACCAAAAGTATTGTGGCTATAATTCCAGATTAATGCTTTAGTTGGGAAATCATCGTCTGCCTCGGGATAGCAAACCCAGACTTCATTGGTTTCATGGTTATGGGATAGAAATGTTCTTGAGCTATTTGTTGCGCCATCCAAAGCTGTGAACAGATTGGATCTAATCCGGCTATCACCGATGGACTGTTTATTAACCCCGTCATGCACAATAAGATCGTCAGTGGTTAAAACACAATGTTGTCCACCAAAGCTAACCCAGCACCGTTTTGCAAATATCCCTGAATCAGCGAAAATTTCTCTGAATTGAAATATATTCTGACCGCCGATAAACCTCATAGACTGAGTGGAATGTTCCCCGTAAATAATAAAAGAGTCACGCAAAGCCCCACCATCAACAAGGAAGCCGCCGTTAGTCGATACAGTAGTACGGCCAGCGTCTTTGGTTGCATTGGTATAATCCCATGTAGAAGGCACGGCACCAGGGTCAGCAGGATGCGACCACCTTACCATATAGGGGTAACGTGTGCCTGATTCCGTTACATCAAGCGCGATAAGGAAGTTCTTGAAAGGCTTAACAACGGCTGCAGTAGTATTCGCAGGCCAGTTGCTCAAGTCGGCAAACTTAGTACCCGGTGCGGGCGGATTGTGCATTTGTGGGTCATCAACACCATTGCACATGATTGGAATGCCGTTTAAGTCGCCACCCGTCCATTCATCGTCCGCGTCACCTGTATAATTCACGTCTACAGAGGCCGATTGCCTGGTTACGTTGGTATGAGTTACGCCATCGGTGATATAGGCTTTTGTCAGCCCTGCATACACCCAGTAAAATTGGGTAACGCCCTCTTCAGGGAAGACTTGGTAAGGCACTATTGAGGCGGCACCAAACGGCTCGATGTGTCCTAGTGACTTTTCTGCATACCCGTCATTAAATCGGACATTCGTCGCCGCGCTCCATGCCTCAGCAGGAATCTCATTGCTAGGGATATCCTCAATAACCCCGTACTGGCCCGTTTTGTCAAACGGTACAATCATGCAATTAATTCCATAGCGAACCATGTTAAACGGCCATCGGCGGTTCCCTGAGCATTCAAGGCTCCCCCACTATTTTGGAAACAAAAAAGCTCAAAATAATCAGTGGCAACCACTGTTAGCACTGGGCTAGTAAGGTATAAATTGGCAAATTGTCCAGCCGTTGGCGATAACTCCTGCGCACTAACCAGCCCCACGTATGTTGATACGCCATTTTTATGAAATGATGCTGATCTATATCCAGTTGCATTGGCGGCAAACGACAAGCCAGCCGTCAACCTCACTTTAGTAACACCTGCCGGAACGGTCAGCCTAGAGTTATTGGTGACAGTGTCGTGGATTGTGCTTGTATCATAACTTTCTTGGTCAAACGCTATTTTTTCAGTTCCATCATTATTTGCTATGGATTGATTGCCGTCGATATATACAAGGCTCCCCTTGAACGCAGGAGCTTTAGCGTCTAACTGCGTCTGTATGTTGCTTGTGACTCCATCAGAGTAGTTTAATTCGTTTACGTTCGCCGTAATGCCATCAAGAGTATTAAGCTCTGTATGGGTGGCTGACACGGCGCCAGTAACGCCTGGAAATGAGTTCAAAAGGACGTTCTTGATACCCCGGATATGGTCATCACCCTCTGATTTGGGATCGCTTGCCCCGACTGGATTGGTGTTTACAAGGTCATCGATAAAGACTGAGGCTCCCGTAAGTGATTCTAAAGGCATACTGTTTCTCCTAAGGCGTGTAAGTATCTGTCTGCATGTATAAAGAAGCACCTGAATAACGCGCCTCGTTGTCTTGCTTATTAAGTGCATTAACCTCTGCATTGTATAAACCCGCCCATGTCGCTATTTTCTCGTTATCATCAAGATATGGTGCCGCCTGCACTAAAGAGGCATACAAATAAACCCCCGGCTGGTTGGTTAATAGCCAATTAGTGTCATTATCACCAGAAAGTGCCGGGAAACGGGCGAAATACTCGATTTCTACCGTATAACTGTCATCAGGCACGGGCTTGAATTGAAACTCATCACCAAGAATTGAGTAGACTTCAGGCTGTCCCGTTGTTTCACTGGGATAATTGATATCCATCTGCTCAGGCGTGAGGTATTTCAATCTGACCTGATTAGAGGCAGTGTTTAACTGGATATTCCGGGCCTTAATGAAGTCAGACGGCATATCTGCGTACTGTGTGGAGATCGAGGTCTTGGCCCGCTTCTCCTTCTGACGAATGCGAACATCTCGACCTATGGCAGATTCAGCCATAACGATAAATTCAGGAATACGGGCGGTTAGATCGCTACGGTCAACCCAGTTGGCCACCGCTGTCTTTAATTCACTATAAGTCGATATTGCCATATCCGTAACGGTCTCCGGTGAATAATTGTGTCCCGCCTTGCGTCTCGATCTTTAGCCCAAGACCTCTTCCGATGCCTACCCAGTATTCAATGCAAGGACGCTGATGCTTATAAGCCTCAAGCGCCGTCACTCCCACTAGAAGGATATCTTTAATCTTCTTGATGACCGCAAATGCAAGCATGTAAGCAATCGAGCAAGAGAAATAATCCCCGCCTATCTTAATAGCATCCTCAATAGGATATCGCGTGGCTGTGTTGTAGAAATTGTCCTGCATGTAGAGCGGTTGCCATACATCAGGAAGCCTCTGTGTATAG